AGCGCTTAGTTACGCCGCTTTTTGTTATCCCACAGCAGACGCATCTTTCCTTTTTCCCACTTCTCCACCAGCTCTTCCGCCACCAGTTGCTGCGCCTCTGTCTGCGAAAAAATCTCCGGATCATCAGGAAAACGGATGGCATACGACGTGGCTTCATCCGCAGGCGTGGGATCGGCTTTCATACGGGCATAGAGAATTTCTTTTGCGGTATCCGTTCCCACTTCACACAGATACACGCCCCGCTGATTGCGGGTTTTTGGCATGGTGATCACCGGCTTGCCATAGACAGATGCGCCTTTTACCGGCAGCACCCGGAAAACACCGTGTTTTTTTGATCTCTGATAAACAATTTCACCATCGATCCCCCCGGTGTCCCAGCAGACACGGGAAATAGTCATTTCGGTGCCATCCGCATGGCGGTATTTTTTGTTGATCGCCGCATCCACACGTAACAGCGTCTCTTCCTCATCAGGACGCCCCATAATGATGATTTTATCCACCAGAAAGGCTTCCTCTCCCGGAGCCCATCCCCAGACATACATCTCAAAACGGTTTCGCTGCGAGTCAATGCCCGCCGTCAGATAAACCACCCGGGCAGGCACCGCCGCCGTGTAACGCACCACCTTATCCATCAGTACCTGGTGATCGAGTTTTTCGCCCACGGCCTCTTCCCAGGTCTCGCCCAGCGTGGTGTTCACAAAGGTTTTCAGGCCGTTGGGATCTTTCAGTGCATCCAGCCAGTCATAGACAATCTGTACCCAGGTGGTGAACGGACTGTACGCCGTCCAGATATGGAACATGATGGAGCGCGGCGGCGGAATTTCATCACCCCGGGCGCTGAAAAACGTCAGACCGTCACGGGTCCACATGCCCGTGTTTTCACAGATCCACCGCCCGTTGCTCTGGTCAAGCTCAGACTGATGGATCACGCAGCCATGATGTTCACAGAGGTAGAAAACACTTTCAGGGCTGTCCTTCTCCCATTTAAGCCCAAAAGGCGTGGACTCATCGCCAAATTTCAGATACTGCTCCTCCCCACAGTGCGGGCAGGGCACATAAAAACGCATAAAATGCGCCGACTCGTTAGCGGCTTTTTCGATCTGGCAGGTGCCTTTGATTTTAGGCGTCGAGCCGCGAATGGATTTTGGCCACACCGACCCCTCAATACGCTTATCCCCCAGCAGGGTTGGCGAGCCCTCTTTTTCGACATCCGGCTCGAACGAGGAAAGTTCGTCATAGCAGACCACGTCCACGGATTTTTCACGGTAGTTTTTGGCGGCAGCGCCGCCCAGGCACCAGAAACCGACGCCCGATGAAAAAGCGTTTCAGCGTGAGAGTATTGTCACGATGTTTACGACCCAGCCATGGGGAAAGGTCTTTCAGGCATGGCACGTTCCGAATCGTCGCCTCCACGTGAGACTTCATAAAATCTTCAGCGGCAGAATCCGTGGGCTGAAAAAGCAGACTGTTTCGGGATTTATGCTCAATAAAATACCCGACCACCCCCAGCAACATCTTTGTATAGCCAACACGGGCAGATTTAATCAGGTTAACCGTGCGAACCTGGTCGTTACCCATACAGTTCATAATGGCGATCTGGAATGGCAGCGTTTTCCATTCTCCCTCACCATATGAAGATTCTTTAGGCAGATAATAATTTTGATCAGCCCATTCAACTGCCGTCATTGGTACAACCCTGACCAGAGGCTGCAGCGCAACCGAAACGGCAGCCATCATATTATTCAGTTGTTGCTCTGATATATTCATCGAGTAAATCCGGTAATTTATCCCCTGCCCGCGCACACTGATTTGCCCCCTTCGCAATAAGGGTTTTCAGATGGTCAAGATGGCGCGGTGTTAAATCAGGAAACTGTCGCTGCATGGATAAAGGGATGGAATCAAGCGTACTGGATAACGCCATTGCCAGCTTACTGAGGGCAAAAATACAGAACCCGGTGTCAATAAGTTTTCCTTTTGACACCTCATTTTTTAACTGCTGTGTAACAGCCTGTTCTGCTGTCAGTTCCCATCTGGCAATAAGCAATTTCTCCTCATAGTCGTCTTCGCTATCGCCATCAGGCACATCGTTTTTACTTCTCCTCAGATACGATATGTAAAAATCGCGCCAGGCATCCAGATCCAGTTGCCCTCGCTTATTCGATATCGGGGCACCCGGCAATTTCTGCAATCTGCGAAGCTGGCGATCGGTCAGACTTAAATGCCTGGCAACTTCAGTCTGCGTAGCCACTCCTCACCTCGCAAAAACTCTCACCTCACAATCACAACAAAACCGGTCATGTCCGGTTTACATGTCCGTTTTTTGCACATGTCCGGTTCACGGACAGCCTGTTTTTATATTTTTCATATAGTTAACTTGCAGAGAAACCGGACATGGATCCCGGAAAATTTTCATAAATAGCGAAAACCCGCGAGGTCGCCGCCCCGTAACCTGTCGGATCGCCGGAAAGGACCCGCAAAATGATAATAATTATCATCTACATGTCACAACGTGCATCTACGCCATCAAACCACGTCAAATAATTAATTATGACGCAGGTATCGTATTAATTGATCTGCATCAACTTAACGTAAAAACAACTTCAGACAATACAAATCAGCGACACTGAATACGGGGCAACCTCATGTCAACGAAGAACAGAACCCGCAGAAAAACAACCCGCAACATCCGCTTTCCTAACCAAATGATTGAACAAATTAACATCGCTCTTGATCAGAAAGGTTCAGGTAATTTTTCAGCGTGGGTTATTGAAGCCTGCAGAAGAAGATTAATTAATGAAAAACATGCTCAATTTGTACCCAACAAAGACAAACACGACCAGAGCACCTGTTCAGACAGGTTTACTTAAACGACTTATATATGACACAAAAAGCGACCACTAAAGTCGCTTTTTCTTATGGTAACAGGCAATAACGCTCTCAGATATTTTTTAGCATTTTTTTGACCGCGCGTTTCCGGACGTATTCTGTTCTCCTGTCCCTTTATATCGTCGGAATACCCGCCGCTCTTCAAATCCCATTCCCAACTCAGAATGTAGTCTGTTGACCGCTTGTTTTATTTCGGTCAGGTTCACCGGTGAAACCGGAGTCCGGCGCGCCTTACGCAAACACTCTGCTCGTTTCTGTGCCGCCACTTTTCTTTTCTGGTCATCACTTAGCTGTACCATCACTTTTGCCCATCGTTCAGCTGCTCTCCGGTACAGTCCTTTTTTCTCCAGACATTCTGCCACGTGATCATGTAGCATAAGTGACCTCCGATTATCTACAGACTGCCATCCTGAATTTACCTTCCCTTAATGAAATAACAATAAAAAACAAACCACGCAAAAACAATAAAATAACACACAAAAAAACTAAATAATAAACAAAAATAATCACCTTATTTTATTATTTTTTGAGGGGGCAATTACTGAACAAAAAACGCTGACTATATACTCAAAACCAAACAACTATTCTGCCAATCAGGTATCATGGCAACACACGGAATTACCGTGTTTTTGCCTTCTCTGCCCATACAATACGGGCATATACTTCATACTCTATTGTAATATTTCTATCCATGCGCCCCACTCCATTTACCTGTAAATAATATTCAAAATATTTATCACAGAAATCGTTTTTGTCCATGAACTGAGCACACTATAAAGTCCGGAACTGACTCTTTGTTAAATTACCTTAACGTTACCAGTAACACCTTCATAACAAAACATCACGGTATACACTGGGTACGGATATATTCCTGTGCTCCTTCCAGTTGCTTCTGCATTGCCATCAGCCGTTCTCTGAGGATGAAATAATCCCGTTCAGCGGCTTCTGCCAGTCGGGGACCGGTTGCATTATCCACGCCGGAGGTGATGGGGGCTTTACGCAAGGAGCCTGGACAGTTGGCGTTGATGCGCAGGCGCTTACGACCAGCGGCAACATCAGCACGCAGAGTTTCATTTTCAGCTCTCGCATCGGCTAATTCCCTCGAGTATCTGGCATCAAGTGCAGCGACATCACGCTGGCGTACCTGCATATCAGTAATTGTCACGTTCGCCAGCTTCAGCTCACTGGCTTTTTTATCGCGTTGCGCTTTGTAGGTAATGGCGTTATCGCGGTAATGATTCAGCCCCAGACTAAGCACACCACAGGCTACCAGCAGGACAATAATCACCACACACAGAACACGGTTCATATCCCCCTCACCCCACCAGCCATGACAAAGTTAAGACGCGCCAGGCAGTGGAAAAGCAAATAGCAACCAGCATTAGTGAAAATGAAATGCCGACGATTACACAGAGGATCTTCGCCAGCGTTATGAGCTTGTCTGACATGCTTAATCCTCTTCACGATTTCAACGCAATGACCAGTTTTGCCAGCCCATACAGCATCGGAGACACAGCAATACCGACCGCCACCCACTTAATAGCAAAAGCCAGCGCTCTGCTGACGTCATCAGTTACAGGCGCTTTCAGTTCAAGGCCGTTTTTCATAGTCAATCTCAACAGAATTCGTTTATACTTTCCCATGTTCTCCCTTGCCTTACTCAAGGTCAGAAACACAAAACCCCGTTTGCGGCCAACAAACGGGGTTTTACTTTTATTCACTTAGTTTTTGCCAGTTCGCAGGATTTCGTGTTATCCGCCCGCGTTGGCCAACGTCATTTTTCAGCAAAATATTCTGCTTATCTGTCAATTCCCCAGCACGCCAGTGCACTTTCCTGGTCTCGCCGGGATACCTGACCGTAGCAATTATTTGAGCGGATACGGCAGTCTCTGCCACCGTCCTTAATCCACCAGCGAATCGCTTCGCAGGCACCTTTTCGATCACCTGCATTAATCCGTCTGTAAAACGTAGACGGGAAACACTTACCGGGGCCAATGTTATAAGGACAAAATGACGCGATACCCGCCTTCTGGGGTTCGGTCAGCGGTACTTTAATATTGCGCTCCACCCACTCCAGCGCCTTATCACGTTCAATGGCGTTAACCTGGTCGCACTTTTCCTTCGATAACTTCATACCCGGGACGACAGGCTTACCATCCACTCGGGTGGCACCGCGGCAGATGGTCCAGATCCCCGCACCATCACGGTATGCCGTGGTGTGGTTACCTTCTTTTTCGTCAAGAAACTGGTCGAGGATTTCAGGCGCAGACGTCCCTGCACCAATCAGCGCCAGAACGGCAGCCGACAGGCCGTATCTGATTTTTGCGTTCATGGATATTTATCAGGATTTATCGGTTCCGGACCCCTGGATATGTTAAGTCTTCAGCCCGCCGGTGGTGGGCACTGGCGTAAACCCAACAATGTGAGATGGCTGCCTCGCAAAGATAATGAACAGATATGAATGAAGAAAATACAGCGCTTTTTGACAGAATTTTCACTCTTGAGTTACAGGTCGGTTTTCTTCTCCCAAAGATAATCAAAGCCATGGATGCACTTGGTAAGAATAACGCTGTGTCAGATTACCTGATCGCCGAAATGGAACATCTCATTAAAGAAATACCAAAGACCGATGCTCGTGATGATAAAAGATTCCTCAGGGCTGCTGAAAATGCTCTTTCAACAGTGAAGCGCAGTTCAGGCGCGCAGCTAATTCAAGAATAGTTTCTTTCATTTCATCTGCTGCAAGCACCTCATTTTTTGTTGGGGTGCTTTTTTTCAATTCAGTAACACAGCACTCCAGTTTTTCAATACGTGATTCAACATCATCTTTTTCTGACCGCAGTGTTGACGGCGGCATCTTCAGAGAACAAGTAATTCTTCCCGGTAGCTTTCCTTTGTAGGTTATCAACACATCCTGCGCCTCTAAAATTACGGGGCGATTTTCCGGCAACGGACCATCCCCTTCACATAACCCGGCAGCAACATCCATGAAAAACTGCTTCGCCTGCTTTTTCGCCTCAGCTTCGTAAAACTCCAGCGTGGCACCTTCAGTACGGTCAAGACTAATCGCCACATCTGGCAACAACAGTGACGGATACCCACCAATTTCCAGTGCCACAGTAACAGTAATCTTATCCGGGTAATTATTTATCCCTTTAACAACCAGTTCGTATTTTTTCTTCATCGCTTTACTCTCCCCGCGCCGCCTTACGACGGTCCTCTCTGATTTTGAAATACAGGTTAGTCAGATATGTCAGCAGCCCAAACAGCAGACTCCCCAGCACGCCTATTGCCGCCCACTGAGACGGAGAGACTTTGTCCAGCAGCTGCAGGAACCAGTAGCCCGTTCCCACCGCTGACGTGGTGTATGACACACCTGTTGTGATTTTTTCCATCTGGTACATACCCCGTCTCTCGCAATCCGGAAGCTCACAACAACAGGAGGGGCATCAGCTCACACCGACAGCCCCTGCGCATGGTTACATCATCATTTCGCCGTCAGGCTGAGGCTCACTGCTACCGTCAGGCTGAGACACGACGCCATCTGAAACAGCACTGTCACCCGCGCCGTCTTCAGGCTCAGGAGCAGCCGGTCCCCCCAGCAGCTCATCCAGAATGGCATCCACTTCAGCATCAAGACGCGCCTCAAGATTCTGGCGGAGTTGCTGTTTCAGTGCGCTTCTGACTTCTTCAGAGCGCAGGACGTCCTTCACTGCTTCAGCAGTGACCAGAGATTTTATTTCTGACATGGGATTTTCTCGTTGAAAGGTGTTGTTAAGAAAGTTGCTACGAAATGAGAGGCTCTTCGGGTTTTGTTCCGGCTGACTGGCTGGCGCTGATTTTTTCCGCCGCCGCGGCATCAATCTTTTTGCGTATATAGTTCCGGATAACCTTATACCCGCCACTTACCAGATATAACGTGCACACCACCGTGCAGAAATACAATAAAATAAGCTGTACAAATCTCATTATCCCTCCCGGTTATTGATATGGTGTTGACATCGTTAATACCTGTTGGTTAAAAAAGTGTCCTGCATGTTTTGCTTTGGATATAACGACATTTGCCGCCGGTTCTGGCTCCTTGTTTTCCCTGCCCCGGCGGCCTTTTTTTCCTGCTTACGGGTTATTCACTTCCACTGTTATACTTTCAATCAGCACCGGATATGTCGCACCGCTAGTGATATCGGTCACGCGCAATTTGTCTGCCGTAAACGTGCCGACCGGTGACTGTGACAGCATGAACGGCGTCCCGTCCTTACCATCAATGACCGGCGTCACCTCAATACTGTTGTTACCGGCAAAACGGAAGCCCAGCGTATGCCATTCGTTATCAAATGCGCCGAATGACCCCAGCTTCGTGTTCTGACCAGCATTTCCCTTGTGGTACATCACATTAAGGTCTGTGGCATCGCTCTGTACGTAAAACGACGCCAGCAGGTTATGACCGGCATTACCTTCCAGTGTGACGCCCTGAGGCAGTGAAGAAACCGGCCAGTACAGCGCCAGTGCGTACTGATTAGCTGTCAGTGTGCCATCAACTTTAAAACGACAACTGATAAGCCCGCCCTTCTCCAGCAGGTCTGCGCCATTACCGGCATCATGCTGCATAAACCACGAGGAACTTCCTGTCTGTTTGGTCCACCTCAGCGCCTTACCTCCTGCAGCACCTGCATCATCAACTACCAATGCACGCCCTCCTTCAGCTCCCCATCCCTGCGGATTCAGTAAACCACCTGACTCTGTTGCACGGTAATAAAGCAGCGTTGTCACTGATTTCCCGTCCGTTGACGGTGTTGATGGTGTGTCCGGTGACGGCTTCTCATCCGGCGGCATCACAACCTGTTCCCCACCCACCAGTTCAGCCGTCCGTCCTGCATGGAGAAGAATCGCTGAGGCAAGACGGTCAGAAATAATCCCCCTGCGTGCCCATGAGCTGAAATGGCTCGCACGGTCTGCTGACGTCCAGTTTGCCGACGTCCGGGAGGCCGCACCGTAATATCCTGATGCCGGAATATCCGGGTCTTCTTCCGGTTTGTTCGTCGGGACATTTGCTCCGTTCTCATCGGTCATGAACGGCACAAAGTGAATATTCTTTTCCGTTTTGTTTTTGTAACTGCCGTACACCGTCTGGTAAGTGGATTCGCTCTTCTGCTTCCAGAAATAAGTTGTGTCTCCACATATCCAGGGAACACCGTCAGCAGAACCACCAGCGCACTGTCCCACCATATCTGCAAGGTCCGTACGATATTGTTCCACTACTTCTGTAAAACGGGCTGTGTGATTTGCTGGCGTTCCGTCAAAGTCAAATTCCCCCTGCATCCACACCACGGCAAGCAGCACATTTTTCGGGTTCTTTGCCAGCGCGGCTTTTGTACGACCGATGAGATCCTTATACAGCGGCCTGCCCACACCCCAGCGGGTAGAACTCTCTGAGGCACCGGTCACGTCACTGTATGTTCCATCTGCCCCGGTGGTGAAAGCTGAACCACCACGGCAGCACGGAACCAGAAGAATACCCGCATTCGCCGGTATAAACGGCAGCAGCTTTTTGGCAATATGCAGCCCCTGCCCCACGGTTCCGTACTGACCTTTCGACAGGTCAGCTTTCGGATGGTTAAGACGGCTCATGTCCTGTACATCATGCAGACAGTGGTCTGCCGGAATAATGTCGTTATATTTACAGGGAGCGCCATCCGGCGTCACTGTGCTGCGACGAGCCAGTTGCTTTATACGCGGGTCAGGACGGTCATATGTCTGCGGCAGAGGAAGCCCCTCACCGTAAGCCATGCCGTTCGACTGCCCGGCCAGTGGAATAACGTAGTAATAATCTGGCTCCGTGGTGACCACTCCCGGATAGCCACCATCCCCCGTGCCGGGCACAACCACTGGCGTGGTCACATCCCCCTCCGCGGCAATCGCCTGCATCAGGGTATAAGGGGTTATGGCCACCGGACTACCAAACGGCTGCCAGCCCTCTTTCAGTTTGTGTGTCAGCTTTTCCGCAAGATCTGACGGCGACGCCGCCCTGACAACATCATAATGTTTAATCGACATCGAATTTCTCCCGTGTACAGGAACAGAGTTAAAAAGCCGGAACCGGAATCAAATCACAGGATGACCATCTGCCAGTGGCTGGTCGTAAAAAAAAGGCCGCGCCATGCGCAGCCGGAAATAAAGGGATAACGATGATAGTTTGAGAAAAACAGAAATAACACTTTTGTGGCAAAGCATGGTGCCGGGTGCCTCCCGGTGAATTCAGTACCAGCACCTGAATCCGCGATTATCCCATATACCTGGTTGCTGATTGCCCCTCCGCACAGGGGGATTCACCATGCAGTAGTATTTTTAATAAACAGTAAACAAAAAAATCAAGCATTATGCAGGCTGTTTCTTTTTATCACCGGCCACAGCAATACCACAATGCCGCAGACCAGCCCCCATCCGCCAGCACCGACATGATTCTGCTGGTGAAATCCACCATCACCACCAGAAACAGCAGGAGTGCAGCCACAGCCAGACGCAGTTTTACCGTCACAGGTGATTCTCCAGACGAAGCCCCAGAACACCGGCAATCTCTTCCAGCACCTTGCGCTCTTCCGGCTCAATTTCGCCGTCTGCCTCCGCAATGGCCACCGCCACATCCAGCACATCTTCCGCTTCACGCGTATCGCGTTTCACATCCTCGATCTCACGTAACGCCGCACGACGACCAATTTTAAAGTTCGTATCCAGCTGACCGATAATGGTTGCGCTAATCGCATTAATTTCTGACGTAAACGCGGACAGCGCTGGCTGATTACGCAGTACCTGTTCGATCTTCGCTTTCTAGGAAGCCTCACATTCACCATTTGCACAGGCCACCAGGTATGCGGCGTTAATCACCGCCTGTGCCAGATCGCGTTTCTCAAACTTTCCTTTTTCCGGTTAACGTGACACACCAATAACTCTTGTCGAAAAAGCCAGCAAGCTGAAAGACCGGTATTCACAACCACCAGCGCGTTTACTGTACTGGCGTGATTTCAGTCATAAAAAAACCCGCCTGGCGACGGGTGTAAAAAATCTTCTAACGTCAGGCATAAAACGCCCATCGTTAGGGCAAATTTACCACAGATTCGGGAAAAATCAACAAAGCTATCTGGTCACCTTTTTCAGTTGTTGTTCTGCCCATGCTTCTTCAATATCAAACTGCACCACCAGCGTATCGTAAAAACGTTTAACTGTTTTTTTCCATGTATCAAGAGATATGGCATCGGTTACATTACATATGGCATTAAATGCCTCCGTTGAAGGTAATCTTTCATAGCCACGACCACCACAACGCTGGCAGTCTCTGATAACAGGCATACCACGTTTTACCGACTCTTCACGATGAATGGCAACACCGCGCCCACGACAATCTTTACAGGCGGTGGAAACCTCCCCCTTCCCTCCACACTCCGGACAGGCAACTTTTACCACCTCCCTGACTTTTTTCCATTCCTCCCAGTAAGACGGATACACGCCTTTTGTGCACTTTGCCCACACTGGCGGCTTACCATCCGGATACTGGATCTTGTTTGTAAAAACCTCGCTTTCAATAAATTTTTTTCCGTGACAACAGGGGCACTGTTTTTTGCTCGCCGCGCTACGGGCATAATCTTCAAACGCATACGAAGCCATAATACGCATCACTGCCGGTTTTATTTCTGCCGGGAGTTTTCTTAACGCCGCCACGCGATCACACCGACTGAGTGCATATTCTGTCAGCAATTCTGTTGCCCGCTCTCTGTCATTCATACTAATGCCCATTTTCCCAAGGAACGCAGAAAACCCCATCTCAGCCCAATTCTGTGTCATGCCCTGCGCGGCCATCACATCAGTGATACTCAGCGTATCTTTCGACGTTGAGGCCGATGCATCAGTCAGGCCGGGGGATTTTGGGGAGTAGTATTTCGGTAAATCTTCCAGTTTCATTTTTTGACCTGCCCTTCAAGCATTATGGGGTAAATCTTCACCCCCAGACGTCCACCAGATACTGGCTGAGCACGAACGATATTGATTTCATCAAACTGCTCATCGTCCATTAGCAACCCCGCATGCGTCAGCGCATCCAGCGGCGCTTTCAGAATATTGTCCAGGTCACGGCGGCGCTTATCCGGTGGCTCGGCAATAATCTTTATCGCCAGCCTTCCGGACAGGCTTAATTTCAGCCGCTGCTGGCGAACAATAAGCGCCACAGCCCGGCGATAACGCTCACCGGCTTTTGATACAAAATATGTGCTGCCACGACGTCGCCAGTAGGTGTTCACCGTCGGCAGGTAAAGCAAAACAAACTCTATACGCATCAGTAACCTCTTTTACCCGAGCACGCCGGTTGCAAAGGCGTGATCAAGAAAACGAAAAATTAAATCAACCTGGGAACCATGCTTTTCTTCGAACGCCAGCGGATCCGCATGAAGCTCGTTGTGATGCTCCCGACACAGCGGTAGCGTGAAAATATCGTGGGATTTTGTTCCCATTCCGCCCTGACCATGACCAATCAGATGATGAGGATCGTCCGCTGGCTTACCACAACACGCACACGGCTGTGTCTTTACCCAGCGTGTGTATTTCTCATTTACCCAGCGGCGACGTTTAGGTCGTTTCATGAAGGATTCCGGAGACTCCGGATCAACGGCAATGCTGACCACCGTCTTTTCCTGTGGTGGGTTCTGTTGCTGGTGGGTGTGAGGCGGTAGCGCAATATTTTTTGTGCGCTGCTTCAGTATGCTGGTGGCGGTCTGCTCTCCCGGTACGATGTCGCTTTCGCGGTACAAGGAGCGGATTTTTTCCACACGTAACCCCAGAGAACGACGTAATACGGCCTCCGGTAGCGCGTCCGCCACCTGATTGCAGACCGCCCACCAGGATAATTCAGCCAGAGATAATTCACGCTCCTGCGTACCGCTTATTGCGTGACCGATGACGTCAATCATCCATGCTGACAGGTTTTGATGAGCAAGTTGCTCGAGTGATTCGGATGTCTGGTCCCGTAGCTGGTTGTCGCAGTGCCAGCACAACACCATTGCGCCGGTACCATAACGGTGAATGACAGTTTCGCTGTGGTGATAATCGCCGTGTGGCCACTGGCAGGATTTAATATGGCGCAACAGCCAGTCAGACAATGCACCAGCACCACCAGCAGCACGAATCACTCGTTCGTCGCTGAAAAATGGCAGCAATGTTTTGTCTTCCACCAGCGGCTGGCGAACGGCAGGAACGACCCCGGACGGCAGATTACGCATGCTTTTCGGTTCCGGCTCCACCAGTACCCGGGTATTGTGAAATACCTGCATGGATTCACGACCTGGCTTAAGGACCACCAGCCCGAGTTCCGGTACCAGAACAGGTCGAAGTAATACCCGCACGTTACCTCCAGATCCGTTGCTGGAATGTGCGGGACGGACGCGGTGGGCGTTCGGAGTAAGGAAGCCTGACGGAGATTATCCAGTGACGATAATCGAGGCTGAGGGCTTTCCTAAACTCATACCCACGTCTGCGGTAGTTCTGAATCAGCCATTCGGCCTGTTCTTCAGTGCATGGGTCGTGCCGGAACCAGTCAGATTTGAATGCATGAGAACGCCGCCCGTGCCTGCTGGCAAAGACGGCTGAATTATCAGAATTGTGTAGTCTGGAATTTTGCGCCATCGGCTTTCTCCGGTGGCACAGTGTTACTCAACAGGGGTTCAGCCCTGCGCTGAATTGTAGATGAATTCACTCATCTTCAAAAGCAGAAAAACCAGCCTTAATCCCAGCGTCTTTCAGAGACGGCAACGATGTGACAAATTCATTTGCACGCAAAATAAAACCATCCGTCACAAGCCCATCCACAAAATGAATTAACGCAGCTCCACTCTTCCTTTGTTGAGACTGTAAACATTTAATACGGCAGTGGCTGACAATAGCGCCATTCTCAACGCGCACAGTATAGAGGCCATCTTCACTAAAAATTTCACGTAATTCTTCGATTTTCATCAACAGAATCCTTCCAGATAAATAGCACTCCCCTGTTCGGGGTCCATCCCTCTTCTCCCTGCGCGCTACTTAAGTATTTTTGATTCTATTCCGGCGCCGTCCGGAACTTCAAACGCGTTGAAAATAAAAACAAAAACCCGCCGAAGCGGGTTAAGTGCGGGTGCGTTGAGGATGCCTGACACATCAGAGGTGGCGAGGGATTTCTCCCCCGCCTGGTCTCTTACTCCTCAGGTTCGTAAGCTGTGAAGACAGCGACCTCCGTCTGGCCGGTTCGGATTCGTACCTCGCAGAGGTCTTTCCTCGTTACCAGTGCCGTCACTATGACGGTTAAACAGATGACGATCAGGGCGATTAACATCGCCTTTTGCTGCTTCATAGCCTGCTTCTCCTTGACCTTTCGGTCCGTAAGAGGCAATCTATATGTGACGAGCATATAGGGGCCTCACTTCGATTTATAGTCGGGTGGGGCTTTTATCTATCTGCCGTTGGTGTTCATGCCCGAGGCAGATAGCCTCAAGCACCCGCAGCAATTCTACTTAACTCTGCCGTTACAGCAAGCCGTTTTCGTCCGATATGGGAATTCCCATATCGGAATGAATTCAGTTCACCTGGCGAGGCTTAGCGTACAATTTTTTCCGTTTTGTGAGCTGCCCCTACATGCCGCTGGCGCGGCATCCGGAAAAAGAATCCACGTCCTGAAGGACGTGGAGGATGTCAAGTGCCTTTCCTGGTCCAGCCATATTTTTTGAATGCAGGCGCCGCTTCATCGGTTTGTAGCCATTCTGCAAATCGACGGGTTTCATCATTTGCATCCTGACGTACTGTAATGTTCATATCACGCCATATCACGTAGTCTGGCGCTATTTCCACGACATCACCAATTTCTGGATTACTGGCTGCCCAGTCAGCCCAGGTTATCCAGACATCTGCTTCAGGCTGATTCTCAAGAGCCTTACGTGCAGTTCCGCTATTGGGCGCATATAAAATAATATTTTTTCGGATTGCGGCGACAGTTTCTATATTCCCTTTACGTCCGGCAATATCTTCCCAGACGCCAGTGCCTGATGTATTACTGGTACCACCACCATCATTAACAATTACGCCAATCCCGGGTCTGGTCAGGTCGTCAATACTCCGGATATTTTTAGGATTACCTTTCTTTACCAGTAAAATACTTTTTCGCAGATAAAGAGGCTGAATATCTTTTTCACTGAAGCTGTCTTTATGGTCCCGAATGATAGCCAGAGCAGATTGTTCTGATGCGCCAAACAAGATATCTGCATTTTTTTTGGCATCTTCATTCCATTTGTTCTGTGGGCCGTAATGAACGTTCACTATAATACCTGTTTTTTCGGCATAAAGTTTGGCTGCATCAAGCAAGGCTGTATGCGGGCCACCAGGACCATACAGATTGATATCAGCATAAGCAGCAGAAGACAGGAATATTAAAAAACCTGCCATTATGTTCCTCATAAAAAACTCCTTTTATTGGTTATCATGAAATAAAGTTATAAACACTACAAATAATATATATTACATCCAGATAAACTTATCCGACTTTACCTCGTGCATAGCTTGTTATTTAAAGTTAACAAAATAAGGAAAATTATACGCATATTGAAGAGTATAAACCTTACATGTTGATTACATTTTTGTAATCAACATCCTGTTTGGAATAGCCAGCCTTTAATGGATAACTATTTCTGACAATGCAATGAGTATAATCAAGTCCATCTTCCACTGAGAATTAGAGGCGGCATGCTTTTTCCGGCTCTTGCCGGATATCCGTAATTGTCCATAATCTGCAGATTTATACCTTCAGCATGACCTGCCAGCGAAAATTTGTCCGGTGTTTCTACGGAAATAACATCAAAAGTTACACGCACTCGCGTTACCGTGTAGACCTACTTTCCTGCACTTGCAAGATCACAGTGGTGTAACCGTAACAGGAATTTATTCTCTGGACCGGCAGTAAATCCCTGAGTGGCGTGGTTCCCATATCAATTTCCAGCCAGGCAGCCTCCATTGCCAGCGTACTGGCTGGAGCCATGACCTGCCCTTTAAATCTGGCCCGACCATCCCACCGGACGTGTTCTTCTCCCCTGAACTTAGGTACAGTCATCTCCAGTGGCACAAAAGTGTCAGCGCCATGATTTTTGACCGTTATCGCGCTACGGATATTTTGTTGACTGGTGAAAATTACCCCGCAGAATCAGGCTTATTCCCTTAACCCGGGCTTTCATCCTGACCGCCGCCTCACTACGACCAATCAGACTGCCGATGCATTTTACCTTCATTGTTAGTATCATAATTTCAGGCCTGCACCATCCGCTCATTGCCCGGACTTCCGACAAATCCCGGCAACCATATCTCGGTGCTTGTTCAGCTCCCGCAGCGCGGCGCAGACTCGCTCCCACTTCTGGACATGACTTTTCGCCCGACGCAATTCGCGGTTTGCCATATGCAGCGATGGTAAAACCAGGTCATCCGCTCGCGTTTCAGTAAACGATGGCAACGATTGCACAATATCAGCCACAGTTTCTGTTTTAATATCTTCCTGTGTTGCAGCTTCCTGTACTGGTAACGCAACACCTGCTGACTGAGGAAAGGCTTTACCATCATTTTCCGTTACCGGCACGGATTTCGGCTCTGCTGGTAACTTATCGCCCGGCATGCAGTAACGAAATTTACCGTTCTGGTTTACACGAATCAGACGACCTTTGCTGATTGCCATTGCCAGCGTTGAAGCCACTTTGCGTGATGTTGTACCGAACAACGTAGCCAGCTCATCAGCCGTTTGTGGTCCGCGTTGTTCAACCGTCGCAGTTAAATCGCACTCCGAAATTTTAGCGACTGTTGCCGTGGTGGTTTCTTCCGACAGTTCTGCCGGCGCTGGCTGTTCCTGCTGAACGTTGTTATAAGCCACACGCCAGGTGTATACGCTTTTATCAACGAAGCCAGCCTTTCTCAGTTCCCACAGCTCGTTCAGCACTTCTTCACGACTGATATCAAGTCGCGCAGCCAGCTCTACCGACGTGGCTTTTCCCATCGCTTTCAGTGCGTCAAAAACAGTCTCCATAAATTTCCTCCCGGTAAAAATTACTTCTCAAATCAGACAAACCCAGCCGCTTTCCGGCGTTCATATTCCTGTTTCAGCAACTCAATTGGCGTTGGTCCCGCAGGACGTTTGGGTGCTGCCAGTTGTCGCCGGACAGGCGGAACACTCAGGCCGTTGCTAACATGCTTTGCCCATTTCGTCAGCTGCCGTTCTGCAAGCCGTTTTAACTCCCCTTCGGTCATCTGGCGTTCAATCCCCTTTGAACGCATCTCGAGGCAAATGTGATACAGCACAGGCTGAGACCACGGGTACTTATCACTTCCGTCGTATCGCCAGGACTCATTGCGCCAGCGGCGGTACTCCTCCATCACAGCATCCACCGTCAGACCAAATGGATTGGCCCCGCTTTCCGAAATCAGCGCCACAAACTCAGCCAGGTCCGGAGGCCATGTTTCACCCGCCCGGCAGCAGTCCATGCACTGGCGGCAGACCTGCCGGATTTGCTGCTCAGTCATCGCGCCAATCTGTGCAATCCAGAGCTTCGAAGGTGCGGCCCCGTTCTTCTGGGTCCAGCGGTTCGAATAAACCTCCCCCATGAGCTCCCACAGCTTCCAGGCCGTTTCCGTCGCTGATAAATCCGTTTTCACGTTCCCACTGCTCACGTGCTGCCCGAATTTCCTGAACTGCCCGTGATGCGGTTCCACCTGGTGCTGCTGCATGGTTTACCCCCTTGCTGACTGGTTTAACCTGCGCCCTGACGTGATTTACGTGACGGGCGAATTTCTGCTCCCACTGAACCTGCGTAAACACTTTCCCCTCCGCTGCCCAGTAGTCCCGGAATGCGGCAAGTTCAGCAGGTGTGAATTCTGTCTCCGGCAAAGCCATCCCCCACAACGCAGCCCGTCGTCGAAAATCCCGTGACGGATACCAGTTATCGGTCATCGGAAATTTTCCGATGGGTTCGCTCAGGCCATCCAGGAATACAGGGGGGACTGCCTGTAACGACAAAACTTCCTGCTCACTGGTCGGAGCACTCTCGCGTGCGTTATGTGTGGGGTTTAAATCTTTGGGTTCCTTTGGGTTCCGTGATCCGTTTTTGGGTGTCTTTGATGGAAAATTTGGGTGTCTTTGGTTATTTTCCATGCAGCAAAGAGTTCCGTTTTTGGGGCTGTTTTGTGCTGAAACATAACCGTTTTCGGTTCTGTTTTTATTAACAGTACCAATTTTACCTACCTTTAAAGACTCCCGTTTTTGGGTGTATTCATCCTCGGTAACACTTTCTTCAACACCGATAAGTCGGTACACCACAATTTGTTTTGTCCGGCCTTTTCTCTCACCGGTATCAACAATTAACCCAATCTCCATCAGGTGTCGTAAGCTGTCCTGCACAGTCTTTTTGTTCAGTTCCGTTACTTCTGCCAGTGCAGATACAGACGGGTATGCACACAAATCGGCACCGCACATATCAGCAAGCCAGGTCAATACTGACTTACTGGATGAACTGCCGGTTTTCACCTTTTTAGCCCATCGTAGCGCATCGATACTCATACGAACCCCAGACAGATATTTGTTTATCTGCAAAGTAATGTTGGTATTGCTGACGATACGCACGCTTGAAAGCAATAGCTTTTTCTATAAGTTCGTCAGTCTCACGTTCCACAACAGCTGGATCCGCAAAAAGTAGCCCTGACTCCACCACATCGCCATATTCTTTGTTTAACCCGGCGATCATGTACGTAATGCTTTTTCCGTCAGTAATTTCACGATACAACCTGAAATCACTGATCCGGATAGCCGCCATAATTGCCGGAATCAGCGCCGTGAATTTTTCCCGCTTATCCCTGGTGTCGATAGATTTCCAGCGTTCGAATATCTTCACCCGGTTAACGCCCAGCGCCCGTTGATCAACCGCGCCATCATCAAACGTGACGCGTTGAACATCGATGTTCGGGCGTTCTTTCAGAGCCCAGAATGCTTCCGTGATTAATATCGTCGCCTGCTCCTGTGTCATTCCTGGTCGGCATACCCAGGCATCCAGAGCCTCACAAACCTGTTCAGGGGTGATTTTCATTGTTCAACCGCCCCGCCCGCTTTGCCTTACGATATTCGTCATAAACTTTGGGGTCGTACTGAAGTTCCCCGCCGGATGCCTCTTGCAGGCGCATCGCGCGACCTTCAGGAACCAGTTCCCCCCATGCAGCAATGCTTGCCAACCTAACTCCTGCGGCATTGGCAAGCTTTGTTTTGCTGCCAAAAAACGCTATAGCATCAATTTTCAACATATCGAGCTCCTTAGATTTTCCTAAGGAAACTAGATCGTAGAGAAACCTAAGTCAAGAAAAATTAGAATTCCCTAATATGAAAAACGAAACCTTCGGTGCTCGCCTCTTACATAGGCGTAAAAAATTAAAACTGTCTCAGGCCGCATTAGGTAAGCTGGTCAAAGTGGCTCACGTAACAATTTCTCAATGGGAAAGAGATGAAACACAGCCGGCGGGGAAAAGATTATTCGCACTGAGCCAAGCGCTTCAGTGCTCACCGACTTGGCTTCTTTTTGGGGATGAAGATAAACAACCAGGCGAACCGATCCCGAATAATCAGCCAGCCATTCTGACAGAAGATCAAAAAGAGTTACTTCAACTGTTCGACGCACTGCCTGACTCAGAGCAAAAGGCCCTGTTGTCAGAGATGCGTGCTCGAGTTGAAAATTTCAACAAACTTTTTGAAGAACTACTTAAAGCTCGCAAAAGAAGCGCAAACAAATAACCCCTTTTTTCTCCACACCCTGTAATAAAAAGCACAAACTTTCAAACACTTGTGTTTTTTACACCAAAAAACTTAGGTTTTTCTACATAAAAATCTTGACCATATGCCTTAGGTTATTCTAAATTTCACTCATCAAGACACCGCACGGTGTTCTCAGCAAACAGTTCCGCTACTCCGGCGTTAAGGGGAAATGAGGTCAGCATGGATACTATCGATCTTGGCAGCAACGAATCTCTGGTGTACGGCGTGTTCCCAAACCAGGACGGCACGTTCACCGCGATGACGTATACCAAAAGCAAAACGTTTAAAACCGAAAATGGTGCCCGTCGCTGGCTGGAAAGAAACTCAGGTGAGTGATATGGATTTCGACACAATCATGGAAAAGGCTTACGAAGAATACTTCGAAGACCTTGCCGAAGGCGAAGAGGCTCTCAGCTTCAGTGAGTTTAAACAGGCGCTTTCCAGTTAGGCAAAATCTAACGGCTGATAAGCGAAACAGCACCGCGAGGAATCAGTATGCATAAACGAGAACCCGTCATCATCGCGCCAGACTATACCGATGATGAACTTTATGAGTGGATGCGCCAGAAAATTAATGCAGCGCAGGATCTGAAATGGGCCAATGAAGCCATGGCTAAGCAGGCTGAAAAATCTGTCCGCTCTGGAGCAGGATATCACCAATTTGGAAAAAGCAGCGGCATTAAGCATTGCCAGAATGATTACATACCCGCGTTAATAGCTAACCAACGAGGATAAGGTTGGTAATTAAGGAGTTCTCTACGGGTCAGGTGGAGTGCGTGCGCCGGACACGGGTGAGCATCCGGCACGTTCTTTAAAAATCTGGATAGTCCCAACTTATTTAAACGGTTAATTATCTTGAGTTCATCCAGAACTTATTATTGCAAGCGGGGCAAAAAGTACGAAAATGAGCATCAAAGCGCATTATTTCCATTGGTTGCAGTACAGATATTACCTTTTTTCCAAAACATTGTGGGCAAAGATGCACTGTTATCTCGGTATCGCCTATAAATTGCTTCTTGGAATACACAAGAGTTCCAGAATCAAGCTTGTTAAGTTTGTAACCTTCCGCCTGTTGCTGAAAGTCTTCTATCTCTGCAATTTTTGCTTTGAGAGATGCGGCTTCTTCCTGATAAGAGCGCACCATCTCAATGAGCGATACGCATTCAAACTGAACAGACGTAAGTTTTGAAAGCATATCGCTGACAGCGGAATTTATCTCAGTTTGAGTTTTGCATTCAGAATACCCTTTGCCATTACCGCAGTTTCTTTGATTGCCGACATTGCTGCTGAGAACTCAACTATCACGTTACATACTCTTCTCGTTGTTGGGGATATCCAGATTATACAAATTTCTTGTTGTTGGGGAATAACAGGAACCACCTCGCCTGACGTGGTTAAAAGCAGGCACACAACGCGAAAGCGTACGGCGAGGTAGCTGGTTCATAGATAGCCTGTCGTTAAATTTTCGTCGACCGTGCGCTTCCGGTTGTGGCAGTCCGCGAAATGGCGCGGCGGTAAGTATGGCTGGGGTTTCCTCCATTGCTCCAGAAAATGCACCGGGTTGTCAGGTTGACCATACGCTTAAGTGACAACCCCGCTACAACGCCCTCTGTTATCAATTTTCTGGTGACATTTGGCGGTATCAGTTTTACTCCGTGACTGCTCTGCCGCCCTTTTTAAAGTGAATTTTGTGATGCGGTGAATGCGGCTAAGCGCACGCGGAACAGTTAAAACCAAAAACAGTGTTATGGGTGGATTCTCTGTATCCGGCGTTAATTGTTAACTGGTTAACGTCACCTGGAGGCACCAGGCACTGCATCACAAAATTCATTGTTGAGGACGCGATAATGGAAACGTTATTACCAAACGTTAATACGTCTGAAGGTTGTTTTGATATTGGAGTTCTGCTCAGTAACCGGGAGTTTACTGAAGATGCCATTAAGATGAGAAAATATGAACCTTATCTTCTTAATGATAATTCCATACTTTCCAGAATTGCCCTTCTTGAACTTGGTATTATCGGAGAACAGCAGTGACTTCAGCGTTTGCACTGATAATGACCGTTTTTCTTATAACGGGTGAGCCGCAGAATGTGATTACCGGAATTTATTACAGTAAGTCATCCTGCATTCAGGTAAGGGACGAACAAAAAATCCCCGGTGAATGCCTCCCGTTAAAAAAAGTATCGCTGTACCTGAATAACGAAACACCGGCTGGATAACCCGCCAGCCATATTAACGCCATACCAACGGATTAAAAATGCCAGCAATGGCAGGAATTTGTTCATCCTTAAAATGGTTATGAGGTTTATCAATGAACGCTGATAAAGAAGAAATTGCACTATATTACGAAGCCAAAAATGACAAAGTCAGAAAACGCCTTGGGATTAAAGGTGGTTTTTACTGGCGCACAGCAAAAAATTATCGGTTGCAATATCACGTGGTGTTGCTGCAATGGACGATGCCGGATTTGACGAAGAGGATTTTAAAAAACCCATCCGCGTCCATTTACCCGTTGTGAATGACCTTCCACCGGAAGGTGTGTTTGATACTGAATTCTGCAACCGATACGAAAAAAGGCGGAGAAGATGGTATCACAATGATACTTATCGCGCCCTCTGTTCCGGACAAACCAGCCAGTACTGACAATACCAACGTCAACGGCGAAGACATGGCTAAGATTGAGGAGAATATGCTTCTTCCGGTTTCAGGTCAGATTCTGCCTGTTCGCTGGCTGGCGCAACACAACAGCGAAAAACCGCTCACGCACGTTTCACTGGACAAACTGCGCGCATTACATAACGCACAGGATGAAAAACTTCCCGCCGTTACCGCGCTGGCCATCTCAAATAAAGCAGTGCAACTCGAACCGCTGGAGCTTCGGGATTTGTACAAACTGGTGCGAGACACTGACAAAGTTTTCCCCGCCCCCGTAAATTCGGACCTGGGACTGATGACCTCTTTTATCGAAGCATACCTGGGCGCTGACTACACCGATCGCGGTCTGCTTACAAAAGAGTGGATGAAAGGAAATCGTGTTTCACGCATCAGCCGCACGCCATCCGGCGCTAACGCTGGCGGCGGCATTCTTACCGATCGCGGCGAAGGTTTTGTCCACGATGATGCGTCAGTGGCGCGTGACGTAGCCACTGGCGTACTGGCCCGTTCAATGGACGTGGATATTTATAACCTTCATCCCGCGCACGCTAAACGCATTGAGGAAATTATCGCTGAAAATAAACCGCCATTTTCTGTGTTTTTCAGCAAATTCATCACCATGCCGGGCCACAAGGATTACTCCCGCGCCATCGTGGTTGCGTCCGTGAAAGAAGCACCAATTGGTATAGAGGCTACTCCCCACCGTGTCACCGAATACCTGAATAAGGTGCTGACTGAAACCGATCATGCCACCCCTGATCCGGAAATCGTGGATATTGCCTGTGGTCGCTCCTCTGCCCCGATGCCGCAGCGTGTAACAAAAGAAGGAAAACAGGATGATGAAGAAAAACCGCAGCCATCTGGCGCAATGGCAGATGAACAGGCAACGATTGAAGCAGTGGAACCGGATACAACTGAACATAATCAGGACACGCAGTCGATGGATGCTCAGCCACAGATAAATTCTGTTGATGCGAAATATCAGAAACTGCGTGCAGAACTCCATGAAGCCAAGAAAAACATTCCACCCAAAAATCCTGTCGATGCAGATAAATTACTGGCTGCTTCTCGAGGAGAATTTGTTGAAGGGATTAGCGACCCGAATGATCCAAAATGGGTGAAGGGGATCCAGAGTCGCGATGATGATGACCAGAATCAGGATAAAGCGGAACAAAACAGCCCAAATGCGTTACAAAACGAGCCAAAAACAAAACAACCTGAACCAGTAGTGCAACAAGAACCAGAAAAAGTTTGCACCACATGTGGTCAGACCGATGGCGGCAACTGCCCTGATTGTGGAGCGGTAATGGGTGACGCAACCTACCAAGAGACATTCAACGAAGAAAGCCAGGATGAAGCCCGGAAAAAAAATCCGGAGGAAATGGAAAATGCCGTGCTCCCGAATAAGCAATGCACCGAAGGCGATCAACATGCCAATGGCAATAATGAAACAGGTGAGACAGCAAATCCCTTAATTACGGTGAACGGTCATCACGTTATCACATCCACCAGCAGGACGTGTGACCATCTAATGATCGACCTTAAAACCATGGGAAAAAATCCTGATGCCCCGATTATCTCAATAGGTGCAATATTTTTCGATCCGCAAACCGGAGATATGGGACCGGAATTTAGTAAGACTATCGATCTGGAAACTGCTGGCGGAGTCATTGATCGGGACACCATTAAACGGTGGCTTAAGCAATCACGCGAAGCGCAATCTGCCATTATGACCGATGAAATCCCGTTAGATGATGCACTGTTACAATTGCGGGAATTTATCGACGAAAACTCCGGTGAATTTTTTGTCAGGTCTGGGGAAATGGAGCCAACTTCGACAACACGATTTTACGCCGC